CAGCTACATAATTTACTAGTTCGTCATTCTTCTTTGGTGTTTGGCTCTTAATATATTTAAGCCAAACTTTTTGTTTTGGGATCATTTCTCGGTAAATGGAATAAATTTGTTTCTTATTGGTTGGATTTATCTTTTGTACATAATTTACAATATCAATGTAATCTATGTTCATAGATAAATATCTATGTATCATGTAAGAATTGAACTTATCCCATGACTCTTCCGTGAAGTTATTAGGAAGAGTTTTTTTGATTGTTATTTCATTTAACCAATCAAATATTGTCATATTCGTCTTGAATCTCTTTAGGTAGAGTTTCCTTTAAAATTTTTCCTGTTTTTACATCATAAAATACAGGAATTGGAATAATCGCATCTTGTTCAGTACCTACAGCAAAACGTGATGCTTTACGTAAAATAAGACCTTCAGCTACTACATAGTTACCGTCTGGGGTTTCTACTTTTTCTGTATTTTTAATATCAATGTTAAGTTTAGGTTGTTCTTGATTCATCATTTGTTTTGTGATTTATAATCTAAAATAAAGCCAATTAATACTATAATATTCATACCTAAGCTGGCTATAATCTCATGTATGTCTTGATAAATTGTTGTCATTAAGTGGACGTGTCCAACCATCCAAAAAGGTATGGATAAGTTTTGGCTAATCCAAATTACAGTAAATTTAAGGAAGTTCTTCAAATTCAACATCTTCTATTTCTCTTACAAAATATATAGCACCTTCTTTTTTAAATGTGTTAGTACAATACCAGAGTTGTCTTAAAATATCTAAATCCCATTGTCTATCATCTCTTAAGATTCTAACTAATTTAAATAGTTTCCCATTTATATCTAATACCTGGTAATTCACAATACTTTAGGTTTGGCTAGCTCAATTAACTTAGCAATAAGTGCCATTGCGTTTATTTCTTTGTCAATGCGGAAGTTAGCTTGGTACGAATATTCGTTAGTGTATACTGCCACCATACCTTCGGACCCAGGAGCATAGATAGAAGCGTTATCATAAAGGTAACGATATAGTTCTTCAAAGTCTTGAACATTTGCATCTGCAATAATTTGTCTAATATTGTTAAAATTAGGTTTCTTTTGGGTAAGTTCTTTTAGAACTTGTGTCATGTAATTAGATGAAACTAATACTGACTTATCGATTTTAAGCCACTTATCGTCTTCACCTTTTACTTTATCATGAACAATTGATAATTGAATAGTGTTAAGACATTTACGTAAATCTGGATAAAATTGATTTACGATTGTTTTTAGATCATCACGTTGAAATGAAACACCTTCAGTTTCCATGATACCAGCAATGTGTGCTGCTACTTCGGCTTTAGAAGGTGGTATAATTTTCAGGACTTGACATCTTGATTGAAGTGGGTCAATGATACGTTCTACATAGTTACAGGTTAAAATAAACCTAGTACTACGTGAGAACGTTTCAATGACGTTTCGAAGAGATGCCTGCGCCTGGATAGTGAGAAAATCAGCTTCGTCTAAAATTACTACTTTAAGCGGTTTAAACGAAGCGGTAGATGCAAAGCCAGATACTTTATCTCTAATTGTTTCAATGCCTCTTTCATCACTTGCGTTAATGTAAAGATAGTCACAATTAAGATTATTTACAATTAATTTAGCTAACGTAGTTTTACCTGTGCCTGCTGGGCCGTAGAATATTAGGTTTTGGATATCATTTTGTTTTAGGTATTGAGCAACTGTGGTTTTGATATTTTCATTACCAACATACTCGTCTAAACCTTTAGAGCGATATTTTTCAACTAATAAACTATGTTCTTTATTCGTAATCACCGTAAATATTATATTTTTTAGGTGGTTCAGGTTTAATTTCTATTTCTTCGGTGCGGATAACATACAACTTACTTTGTAAAGGAGCAAGTCGAAATTCTGCTTTTTCACCAGTTCTACTAAACCATGCTTCTAATGTTTCAGTAATTGAATTATAGATTTGTTTTTCACCTACTAATGTCCACCTGTCACCAGGCGGGACTCGATTAGCAATTACTTCTAGAAATTCTTGTTTTTCAGTTTTCATTAGAACATACCTCCCATACCCGACATAGGATCATTTTCTTTTTTATCTTCGGGACTATCTACAACAACACACTCAGTTAAAAGAATAGTTCCTGCTACTGAAGCAGCATTTTCAAGTGCCAAACGTGTTACTTTAGCTGGGTCAATAATACCTTCTTCTTTCATGTTAGTAAACATTTCGGTTTTAAGGTTATAACCATACCACTCATCTTCTTCTTGGATAACATTTAAAGCCAACATTTCAGCTTTAGTATTGTCATATCCGGCGTTAGAAAGAATTTGGGTAAATGGTTTACCACAAGCTTGGTATACAATTTTAGAGCCAATATTAGCATCTTCAATTGCTTCACGAGCATAAAGTAATGCTGCCCCACCACCTGGTACGATACCTTCTTCAATAGCAGCTTTAGTTGCATGAAGTGCATCTTCTACACGGTCCTTTTTTTCTTTCATTTCCGTTTCAGTGTTTCCACCTACATGGACTATTGCCACTCCTCCGACGAATTTCGCGAGCCTTTCTTGGAGTTTTTCTTGTTCGAAAGCGGACGTTGCTTTTTCGATTTGTTGTTGAAGTTCTTCAATACGTGTTTGTATTGATTCAGATTCTCCTCTTCCATCTACAATTGTAGTTTGTTCTTTTGTTATTGTTACATTGCGGGATTCCCCAAACCAGTCCCAGCTAAATTTGTCAAGTTTCATACCTTTGTCAGTACTAAATACTTGACCCCCTGTTAAAATAGCAATATCATCTAAAATTAATTTACGACGATCACCAAATTCAGGAGCTTTAACAGCTGCAACTTTAATAGTACCTCTCATTTTATTTACAATAAGAGTAGCAAGTGCCTCATTGTCAATATCTTCTGCAATGAGTAATAGAGAACGGTTTTGGTTTGATACCGCCTCAAGGATAGGTAGTAATTCTTTCACCTGAGTAAATTTCTTATCTGCAATAAGGATAAGAGGATTATCAAGGTAACAAGACATACTATTATTGTCAGTTACAAAATAGTGTGATTTGTAACCACGATCAAATTGCATACCTTCTACTGTTTCAAGGTATGTTTCACCTGATTTGCTTTCTTCAATCGTTACTACACCTTCACGACCTACTTTATTCATAGCAGTAGCAATTAATTTACCTACTTCAGGGTCATTGTTAGCTGAAATAGTAGCAATTTGTTCAAGTTGTTCTTCGCTTGAGATATCTTCAGCATTTTTACGAACTGCTTCTACTACTTGCTTTACTGCTACATCAATACTACGCTTGATTTCTACTGCATTAGCTCCATTGTTAAGATGAGACAAACCTGCCTTTATCATTTCACGAGCTAATAAAGTAGAGGTAGTTGTACCATCACCAGCATTATCAGCTGTTTTAATAGCAGCTTGTTTAACCATAGATACTCCTACTTCTTCTACTTTATTGCTCAATGAAATAGATTTAGCAACCGTAACACCATCTTTAGTGCTTTGAGGATAACCTTGGTCATTAGCAATGACCACATTTCGCCCATTAGGACCAAGCGTAGCAACTACTGCGTCCGCTAATTTATCAATGCCTGCTACAAGTTGTTTTCGTGCGTCAGGACCAAATTCAATAACTTTACTCATTTGTTAAGGCTTTTTTATCTTCTTCTGTTAATTCTGTTTGATTTAAAATATCTTTAATACTAGAAGTTTCTGTGATTTTAGCTAAAATATCATTTTCACGACCAATCCAATATTCTTCACCTTGATATTCAAATTTAGTAAAACCCATAGTAGGTAAAACTACGATATCTCCTGTTTTTAAAACCGTATTAAGAAAATTACCCGTAATAGATTGGGCACCTGGTCCTACTGATACTACTTTAGCTGTTTTATTTTTTTCATTACCTAAATCGGGTACTACAATGTTACCATACATTGTTTCTTCTAGTTCAACTGCTTGTACTACAACAGCATTATATAACGCTTCAATCATATGTTTACTATATTTTTTAATTTATTAGTGATTTTGTCATAAGAGTCTATAAAATCTTTAATGCTCTCATAACTGTAAGATTTTGCTTCTGTTCTGGCAATAGCTTGAAGAGCAGCTTCAAAACTATTATAGTAACCAATATTTTGGCTATATTCTTTTCCACTTTCTTCAGCTATAGTTACTTTATGAACTGAAAAACAGTGATCTTCTAGTTGTATTACATACGGATCTAGAAGAGGATCTTTAATATACCTAGTATATTGTTTTGAGGGTTTTGCCATAGTTTCCTTTATTTTATAATAACTTAAATATACGAAAGAGACCCTAGGATCACAAATTATAACTTATTTAATTTTAAGGGTTTTTGGCTTTGCTTCTTCAGCATAAGGAATATGGATTGTAAGTAATCCATTTTCCATCATTGCTTCTGCTTTTAATAGATTAAATTTAGAAGCTACTTTATAACCTAAATTAAAGGAACGCTTAGCAATTCCTTTGTGAAGATAAGTGCAATCATTTATATCGCAACATTTATCATCATCATTTTTATTATATGAAATACGGAGAATATCTCCTTCGATATTTAATTCAACATCCGATTTTGAA